GTAAACCGCAACTTCGTACCAATCGGTGGAGAACGCCAAGCAGTCAATCAAGATGCTATCGTTAAACTAATTGGCTTTGCTGGTAACTTAACCTCAAGCGGCCCGCAATTCTGCGGCGTTCTGCTGGCTTAATAGGGGGATATAAAAATGGCTAATTCTACTTTTGGCGTATTAAATTTTGTAACTCCAATGTTCGCTCAGCGTGATACCGCAGCAGTTGTTGCTCTTGGAACGCCCCAAATTGGTGTTTTGAACGACACTTGGGTATATGTACAAGCATCTGAAGCAGTTGCGACTGGAACCTGTACCGTTAGCGCAGCTTTTGCACTTACGGATACAGCAGGTAACTATACTGCTGATACTGCCTTTGCATCAGGCGATTACGGCTGGGTTCGTAAAACGACTTCACCGTTGTAATCTAATTCTGGGGCGGGGTAACTCGCTCCAGTTTTTAAGGAGATTAGTATGACTATTCCATCACGAGTTTTAGGAGCAGGTAACAGTCCTCTGTCCACATCATCAATTTGTGGCACTGGCGCTGTTGGCTTGGTTGCTCTTGGAACAACGATTGCGGACGCACTGTTACTATCTGCCGATTACAATACGCTTACAACCTCATCAGCATCTACTGGCGTTCGTCTTTTGCCTACCGAAGCTGGTGCAACAGTTGTAATTCGTAATGATAGCGGTGTGACGGTAGTTGTATACCCGTACTCAGTTGCAAGTACAATCAATGCAGGAGCAACAAGTCTTTCGCTGGCAACAGCTAAGACCGCAGTATTTTATGCAACATCAGCAACAACGTGGGTTTCGATAACCACAGCGTAATAAACTAGGGAGGGAGACTTCCCTAGTCCTCAATGATAAGACCATTTCAAAAAGGACAGTAAAATGGAAAGCGACATGAATAATGCAGATAACGCTCTGCACGTTGAGTTTTACAAGAGTCAGGAAGAAGGTTACAAGGATGTGCCTTTCGTAAGAATACACATACCCGGTGACAAGACCACAGTAATCGACCAGCCAGTACGGGAAGATCACAAAGAGCGTTTTGTCAGGCAATGGCTGTACTTTCAGATGAAGAGCAATGAAGGTGCAGAGGTTTACGGTACAATGCTTTCTAAGTGGAATGCTGACGAACCTAAAGAGTTCGACAAGTTCCAGATGGAAGAGCTACAGATTCTAAAGTACCAGACGGTGGAGCAGGTAGCTACATCAACAGACTCCCAGCTACAGCGTGTCGGTATGAGTGGGTTTGCGTTAAGAGACAAGGCTAGGGCATATCTGGCGAGACAAAACCAGACTGCTGCTTCAACTGCTTTAGAGGATGCTCAGAAGCAGATTGAGATGCTCAAAGAGCAGATGGCTCTTCTTACTAGCAAGCCTAAAATGGGAAGGCCAAAAAAAGAGGATTAAAGTATGTCATCCACGATGCTGCAACTGGTTTCACAGGTAACAAACGAACTAGGTGTTAGTACACCAACATCAGTTGCAGGTAATACCAATCAGGATGTGATTCAGATTCTTGCGCTCATGAATGCTTCGGGGTACGAGTTACTCCGTAAGCATGACTGGCGTAGACTTACAAAACAGCACCGCTTCTACACAGAATTCTTAACTACTACTGGCACATGGGCTAGTGGTGGCTCTACAGTCACAGCAATACCATCGACCACTGGACTAGACAGCACCTACCAGCTAACTGGCGTAGGTATGGCAAACGACACCCAGATACAGACAGTTGACTCAGGCACAGCAATAACTGCCACCCAACAATTCACAGACTCAGGCACAAACGCTACTGTTACCTTTATGAAGGTAAAGTACGCACTACCAGCAGATTACGAATCTACAGTACCTAGAACTCATTGGGACCGTGATAAACATTGGGAAATGCTGGGGCCAATTGACGCTCAACAATGGGAATGGCTGCTGTCAGGCTACATCTCTACTGGCCCGCGCATACGTTGGCGCTTGCTAGGTGCATACTTCCAGATCTGGCCCGGCGTTTCAGACAATGAGTTCTTAGGCTATGAGTATAGAAGCAATGGATGGGCCGAAAGCTCACTAGGAGTGGCTAAGACGAGCTTAACAGCCGACTCTGATACCTGCATATACCCAGACCGTTTAGTCGTTCTAATGACGAAACTGAAGTATTTTGAGGCTAAGGGCTTCGATACTACGGCTATGTATAGAAACTTCCTGACAGAACTTGAAGTCGTTATGGCTCAAGATCAGAGTTCAGCTAATCTATCGTTTGCTCCAAGACCGGGTACAGTCCTCATAGGATATGATAATCTGCCTGACACCGGCTACGGAACGCAGAACTAATGTTTCCAGCACAAAAGACCGCTGCACAAGTAGCTTCTGTACCTGCTCCAGTAGGTGGCTGGAATGCTCGTGATTCTATTGCGAACATGGAACCTACCGATGCTGTCGAGTTAATCAACTTCTTTCCATCCTATTCAAACGTAGTTCTACGCGGCGGGTACTCTAACCACGCCACAGGCATAACTGGTCAGGTTGAGACTTTGATGAACTACTCAACTGGCACGGGTGAGGAGCTGTACGCAATTGCCGGAACACAGATATATGACGTTACTTCTGCTGGTGCAGTAGGCGCGCCTGTAAAGGTAGGCTTAACAAACGCTCGATGGGAATTCATCAATGTCACGACTGGCGGCGGTAGCTATCTATACCTAGTCAATGGTGTAGACGCTCCATTGCTATTTGATGGCACTACATGGGCCTCTATTACCGCTGTATCGCCTATCGCTATAACAGGCGTTACAAGTACAACACTAGATAATATTACTCTGTTCAAGAACAGGGTATGGTTTACGCAAAAAGAATCATTAAAGGCTTGGTACTTGCCTACTAATGCAGTCGGTGGAGCAGCACAGGCCCTCGATTTAAGCTCTATTGCTAAGTTTGGCGGCCACATTACAGACGTGGCTACATGGACGATTGACGCTGGATACGGGGTTGATGACAACCTAGTATTTATTACAAGCAATGGCGAGGTCATCGTGTACTCAGGCACAGACCCAGCAAGCTCTGCTACTTGGGCATTGATCGGTGTATGGAAGCTAGGCGCACCAATTGGTGATCGCTGCTTCATGAAGTACGGCGGTGACATTCTAATCCTTACATACGATGGATTAATGCCTCTCGCAGCATCACTACAAAGCTCTAGGCTCGATCCGCGTGTCGCTTTGAGTAACAAGATACAGGGAGCGATTACAACCGCCACAACGCTCTATGCAGACCACTTTGGCTGGCAGATACATTACTCAGCTAAGAATAACGCTGTATGGGTAAATGTACCTGTCGATGAAGGCAACAATCAAGAGCAGTATGTAATGAACACGATTACAAAGTCTTGGTGCAAGTTTCAAGGCTGGGAAGCCAACTGCTGGGAATCGTTCGGAGATAATCCCTACTTTGGCGGCAATGGCGTTGTAGGCAGGGCTTGGGACACAACCTATGCAGACAATGCAACAGACATTAATACTAACGTGCTGCAAGCGTTTAACTACTTTGAGCAACGTGGTGTAAAGAAATACTTTACTAGAGCTAGACCTTCTATATTTACGGACGGGCTGCCTTCTATCCTAGTCTCAATGAACATTGACTACGATATATCTGACCCTACATCTGCCTTGTCTTATTCTCCTAGCTCGTACGGGTTGTGGGACATAGGCATATGGGATACGTCATCATGGGGTCAAGGACTGATGATTACTAATAACTTTCAAGGAGTTACAGGGATAGGGTATTGCGGCGGTATACACCTTAAAAGCGCATCTCAGACCCTACAACTTGAATGGGCGGCAACTGACGTAGTGTATCAAACTGGATGGGCTGGCATATAGTACAAGGCGATTCTGTTGGCGTCTGGGTAGCAGAACAGACCACGGGATCGTACCATTGCAATTCATCAGCTATAGGGCTGGAACGAGAAGGACAGATAGTTGCAGGGGTGATCTACGAGAACTTTATGGACACCACCATTACCTGTCATATTGCAGTAGCAGGGCGAATGAATAAGACATTCATAGCTGCAATATTTAACTACCCGTTTATAGTATGTAACGTAGAGAAGATAGTAGTACCGATCACTGAAGAGAACGATAAAAGCATTAAGCTAGTAAAGAATATGGGCTTCACTGAAGAGGCTAGAATAAAGAGAAGTAACGGTGATATGATATTTTTTACGCTGTTGAAAGATAAATGTAAATTTTTAGGAGGCAAGTATGGGTAAGAAAGCACCAGCACCACCACCAGTACCAGACTATGCTGGCGCTGCTCAACAACAGGGCGCGGCTAATATAGAGGCAGCTAGGGCTACAGCAAAGTTAGGTAATCCTAACATCTACGGGCCATTAGGCAGTCAGACTATTAGCTACGAGGGTGATATACCTACTATTCGTCAGAGTCTAACACCAGATGCACAAGCTACTTTAGGAGCGCAGCAAGGTGTAGAGAGATCGCTTGCAGAGCTAGGTCAGCAAGGTGTTGCACAAGCTAAAACCATACTAGGTACGCCGTTTAATCCTAACCTGCCCGGTATAGATACAAGCATTGCAGAGTCAGTTTCACCAGTTAATCAAGCTACATACAATGCTGGAAGCGCACAAAGGTCTGTTACTGGCCCTACTTTTCAGCAAGGTATAGATACGTCAGGAATAGCCGCAATGCCTGTTAACGCAGGGATGACTGGTCAGCAAGCTATTATGTCTAGGTTACAGCCCCAGTTAACACAGAATGAGAATGCAACAAGGCAGCGTCTTGCTAATCAAGGTCTAGTTACGGGTGGCGAGGCTTATGAGAATGAAATGCGTACTATGGGTCAGAACAGGAATGACTTAGAGCTACAAGCCGCTGCACAAGGTATCAATCTTGATGCAATGATGAATCAGCAAGGCTTTGGACAGGCTCAGGCTCGTGGTCAATTTGGTAATGAAGCGCAACAATCACAGTTTAACGCTGCTTTGCAGAACGCTGGCATGGGTAACACTGCGCTTCAACAAGACTACCAGAATCAATTAGCTGCACAAACTGCTCAGAACGCTGCTATTGCACAAAACTACAACCAGCAACTAGGTATGGCTCAGTTTGGCAATACAGCACAGCAACAGAGCTTAGATCAGCAACTTGCATTGCGTAACCAGCCATTAAATCAGATCACGGGCTTAATGAGTGGATCACAAATACAGATGCCGCAGTTTCAAGGCTATCAAGGCGCTAATATTGCGGCTGCTCCGATCTATCAAGGCGTACAAGATACGTTTCAAGGTCAGATGGATCAGTACGCACTCAAGCAACAATCTAAAAATGCTGGAATGGGTGGAATGATGAGTACATTAGGCTCACTTGGCGGCGCTGGAATGATGGCATTCTAATGTTAGGACTAGCTTTCTCAGGTGGTAAAGATTCTTTAGCTTGCTGGTATCTATACAAAGCTAAGAAACCTATTGTGTTTTTTGTTAATACTGGAAAAACATATCCTGAGACGATGGCTCTTGTAGAAGAGATTAGAGCAGAGGCGGTTGAATTCATTGAGATTAATGTAGATCAACAGGCTCAGATTGACGCTAATGGCATACCTAGTGACATTGTGCCAATAAACAACACATTAGATGGAATGAGTGTTTCTGGTGAGAAACCTGTCCTTATACAAAGTTACTTAAACTGCTGCACTGAGAATATAGCTGTTCCACTTCTTAATGCAGTAAAAGAGAGAGGCATAACTCAGTTAATTAAGGGTCAGCGTAATGATGACTCGTTTAAGAGCGAGTCTAGGCATGGAGTAGTTGTAGACGGCATTGAGTACATACAGCCTATAGAAAAGTGGACTGGCAAACAGGTATTAGACTTTGTGGCAACGCAGCGCGGTCAACTGCCAGAACACTTTAGCTTAAACCATAGTAGCCTTGACTGTTATGACTGCACTGGCTTTATGAAGGACTCAGCAGATAGGGTTGAATGGACTAAAGTTAACCATCCAGAACTATATGATAAGTATGCGTTAAACATGAGCAAATTAAAGGGTACAATCATTCCAATCGTTGAGTTAATGAGGTAGTTATGGCAAACAGAATAGTAAATTTCCAGATGCAGCAGCCGGGTGAGATGGCTAATCCACAGGTCGTTGGAGTAGGACAACAAAACCGCATGAAGTTAGCTGAAAGACTTAGGCAGTATGGTCTTGGTGGAGATGAGACTGGTAGTCAGCAACTCTCTGATTCATTTAACCAACAAATGCAGTATGGTGATATGGATCGCTTCAACAGGCCAACAGAAGCATTATCTCCACAGCAGCAACAGGCTGGGCAAATTATGAAAGGCTACAATGCACCCGGTGGCGGCTCTGAGATGGGATGGAAGCCAAGCGCACCTATGTCAGCGCAGCGCGGAATGATGGGAGATATGGCAAGGGCTGGTACAGGTATTGGTGACGCAATGAGTGGAATTGGTAAGGGCTTAGGTAAGGGCTTAGGTTCGTTAGGCAAAGGCTTAGGCGGCGCTGTAAAGGGTGCTGGTGGCATTCTTAAAGTATTTTAGGAGATAGTCATGGCAGATAACCAATTCATTAACTTCAATTCACAAGATGTTGCCGATATGTATCGGAGGAATCAGTACGCCAGAATGTTACAGGAACAGGCTGCCGCACCAATTGAACGTGCTAGTTATAAAGGTATTGAGGCTGACATACACCCAATGCAAGGCGTTGCAAAGCTAACTGCTGCTTTACTAGCTGGCTATCAACAGAATCGGATGGACAAGTCGTATGCTAGTGAGAAGGCTGCTGCTGAACAGAAGATGGCTGCTGAACAGGAACGGCGCAAGGCAGAGGTTGCTGACTACCAGAAGGGATTTGAGCCTACAGTTGGTTACGGTGGGCCTACTGCTGCTGGTGTTGGAGACATAGCGCCACAAGGTCAGATGGTTGCTACGCCAAGATCACGCGGAGAGATACTTGCTCAGGCATTGCGTGGAGCAGGAAGCGACAATCCACAGATAGCTAACATTGGTCGTATGCAGTACGAGCAGCAAAATGCTATGGCGCAGGATGAGAATAGGGCTGCTGAGAGGGCGCAAACAAGAGAAGATATGCTAGCTGGTAGAGAAGCTACTAGACAAGATATGCTGGCTGGCAGAGCGCAAGCACAAAGTAATGCAGATAGGGAATACAGGCAGCAAGTAGAGAAGAATAGGCAAGATAGACTGCCAACAAAAGCTGATATGGCTGCTGATGCTGCAAAAGCTCAAGATAACTTACAGAAATCTAT